TAACCGGGGCTTTCTTACGATCGATTAAATACACAATGCAGAACGATCGTTGGAGCGAAACACGAAAGAATCTAGAGCAGATACACCAGAAAAAAGGCACTGTGTATACTCTGGGTCTTCTTATGGGCATCATATGCCGCTTGAGTCAAACAGACTATCAACTGTACCAAGAGATCCAAATCCGTGCAGAAAGGGCTAAAAATGATAATTGAATCAATACAGCGAGTTTGGTCCGTAACTCCCTTGTATACTGAACAACGAGTATATACAACTGCTGTTGATCCCCGAACAGACAAACAATACAGTGAGATTGTCATTTACAAGATCTACAACAGTCAAGGTCAAACAGAAGAATCATATCAGCCCAAAGTAGACCTACGAGCATAAAGGCCCCGCTGTGGTGATTGACAATATGCACAAAGACTATAGCATACGCACAGATTGGGATCTATATGGTGAACGATACACTGTGTTGAAGAACGATCGTGTGGTGATTATCACACGCAGCAGAAAGATCATACAGGAATGGTTCCCACACTTGTGGATGGATACCCGAAGAATTCCCACAGTAGTCAAGGTATCAGGCTGATAGAGATCAACAGAGCCACAAACAGCAGAGCCAATAGATATACTAGACTATTCACTACCGCCCCAAACAACAATCAACAGAGCCAACAACAGAATAAACAAACTGCCCGTTTCTATTCCAGTCATACGTGTTTCCTCCCAGTAATGTATCACAGTATATAGCATGACCAATCCCAAAGGCCCCGCTGTGGTGATCTGCACTGTGTGATCGCACTGTTGACACTGTAGGCCCCGCTGTGGTGTTTTGGGTTTAGAGACTCTATAGACAAGGCACAGTGTAAGATCTGGCTAGACACGCAGTGAAGAATGGCGAGAGAAACGGTTAAGCGAGATAACGAGAGAATTTGGCAAAAAGTTTGAAAAAGTATTACAGTATAGCCTCTCAGCCCCACCGTTGAAAACTCTGCGAACCACAGTAGATCCCTATGGCCTGGCCTTCAAATGACTCGAAACCGCAGAACCGTCACACAAAATTGCACTCTGTCACACTTTTTCACGGTTTTCCTAGGGTGATTTCACACTGCTGTCACTGTTGATACTGTGGCTCTACTGTGATGCACTGTGACGCACTGTGATTTCACGGTGTTGAACTGCGATTAACTGATATATACAGTGACTACCGGAGACTGACTATGCAACACATTGGCACTATCAAGTTCACTACACATGAAGTCTCTGTAAACTATAATGATCACAGTGACACACTGCACTGTTTCAAGCACAACGGACATGTCACTGACTGGGAAGTATTCACTAAGCAAGATCGTGACAGCATGTGCGAGTGGATCATCACTGCATTGCCCGATGGTCGCTGGCAGTATGTAGAGGATTCAACCAGTTAAACGCATCATATTGTCCGCGGGGTAATACTTGTGTATACAGTAATAATCACTGTGGATCGCTTGCTTGTGGATAGGTCGGGGATAACCTGTGGATAACTCAGCATTTTTTCCCCTGCATTTCGCTGTGGATAACATGTGGATAACTAGGGTTTGTGGCGAATCTGCCACTTGTGAATAACCTGTGGATAACTCCCAGTTTTTACACTTATCCACAGCCGGAAAGTTATTCACAGGATATACACCAGTTATCCACAGGTCGGCAACACGGTGGCTGTCGACGTCCACCCCCACTATGTTCGAACATGTCATTATTATACGGCCTTTTGGCCGTTCTGTCAATAACCCTGAAGACTGTAGTGTTGTTTTAATGCCACACAACGAGTGCGGGAATGTGGTTGACACATTGGGCCCATAATGCTATAATAATGGCATAGTAAGGAGAGAGCGATGACAAGACGTACACCCAGATCAGACTGCAACTACATCATCTACGCTATGACATCTGAGCGTGGTGATTCCTACATTGGCTTGACTCGCAAGAGCCTGCCCAATGCAGACAAGGTTGTGGCAGAGCGTTGGAGAAAGCACAAGAGCCGTGCTCGTAACGAGAACAGACTCTGGGCTCTCTACATCTACTTGAAGTCGGGCGGTTTGGCTATGACTTGGAATCACGAGATCATCGCTGTGATCCGTGGCCGTAAGGAGGCCTATGCTTACGAGCGTGAGTTGGTCAAGTTGATCAAGCCCGAATTGAACGATCAGTACCTATAACCCAGGGGTTGACAGGGTTATAGGTTTCTGCTATAATAAACACTTAAACAACACAGGAGCGAAAACTATGAAGTTTACACAAGGTACATGGACAGAGGCCAATGGCACCTGTTTGCAAGGCTATGTAGAAGCCTACTATCACCAGCTGGTGGCAGTGTTTGGTGAGCCAGAAGGCGGCGGCGACAAGACCACAGTTGAATGGGTTTTGTCGTTTGCAGACGGCACTGTGGCCACTATATATGATTGGAAAGAGTATGAGACCCCTATGGGCTTGTATCGCTGGCACATTGGTGGCCGTAACTACAAAGCCGTAGATCGTGTTCGTTCAACATTCAAGCAAGGAGCAACTGTATGAAGCAAGACTATACCATGTACATCTACAAGGCAGATCGTCGTACCAAGAGCGGTGAGCGTTTGGTGTCTACCACAGTATGGACAGACCGTACTGCAGAAGGCATGAAGCGGGAAATCAACGGACTCTATTGGCTCTACTTGCCCAAGGATGGCTACCGCTTTGAGTGTGTGCCCACAATGAAGACTGTCGTCAACTTGATGACGGGTGCGGCTATACAGATCCCGCATGACACACCACGTGCATGCGATCCATCCAGCGAACTCTACTGGAGCATGTGATGAAGAACGAGATCGAACGTTTGAACTTCGTTATCTGGGCCAAGGATCGATTCCCGGGCTTTACTACAAACGCCCAGCAATATGCCAAGGCCAACCGGGCATGGCGTGCTGTGGCACGTAAAGACCCGATGATTGACAAGGTCATTAGAACCTGCTATAATTAAGGCTACACAACAAGGAGCGAACCTATGCGATACTATGATGAACTGGCTGTTTACGAGCGCAATGGCTTTGATGTCATTGTGGACAAGTCATATGAAGACATGGATCCCAAAGACTGTTTCGATGACGAGTGCTTCGACATCGCTGAAATGTACCGAGATATCGAGTGCGGGAATCTTGATTGGTTCATGCTCCGTGTCCGAGTTATGGTTGAGAACATCGAACTCAGTTCACAGTATTTGGGCGGATGCCTATACAAAGACGCCCGCGAAGTACTTACAGACGGCACAGCAGAAGACCTCATCGACCAGGCTTTGACAGAAGCCAAACGGGATGTCTACAGACTCTACAAGAAGTTCCAGGACATCAGCTGGGAACTTGACGCTGAAGCGGCTTGATGCTATAATTGACACTTACACACACTAAGGAGCAACGGTATGAAGACTATACAAGAAGTTAACTCATCCATCATGTTTGGCAATTGGACCAACACTGAGTTGTCCAGCATGATTGATGCTGTCAAGTGGAAGCGGGCAACCATTGCCAAACTGACCAAAGCATCGTTGATGTTGGGCGACAACGTTAACTTCACATCCAGTAAGACTGGTATGAATGTAACGGGCGTGGTCACCAAGATTGCCATCAAGTATGTCACGGTCAAGACTGCGCAAGGTCTGTGGCGAGTGCCGGCCAATATGCTGACCAAGGTGGAAGAGGAGTTTGCATGACCTTTCAGCAGATAGACAACACACTACAGTGGGCGGGCACAGTGTGCCTGCTGGCCATGTACGTGCTGATGTCGTTCTTCCCACACCTGCATCCCTGGAACATTGTGGCCGGAGTACTAGGTGGAGCCTGCTATTTGGCATGGACAGTGCGTGTGGCAAATAAGCCACAGATGCTGGTCAACGGTGTGGCAATAGCCATAGGGCTAGCAGGGTTATACAAAGCATGGGGTTGACAGGATCCCCAAGATTTGCTATACTATAGGCTAAGTTAAACAAAAGGAGCGAACCAAATGTCAAACTACCCTAACATGAGTTACTGCATGTGCGAGAACACTCTCAGCGCATTGGGCCAGGTCATGGACGCCATGCGCGAAGAAGGTCCCATGTTCCTTCAGGAACTGAACCGCACAGAGCAACGTGCGTTCAAAGAACTGTTCAACATGTGCGAAGCATTCCTCACAGCCTCAGAAGAACTTGAGGACGAGTGCGAGAGAGACGGACAGCCTGATGAAGCCCAAGAGTGGGCAGACTTCGACCCTGATTGCTGAGATGTCAACTCCTGTCACTAGACCCTGCAACACGCCTGGGCACTTCGCAGGAGTTGACATCAAGGCTTTTTGGTTATATAATTAACACTTACACACAGGAGCGCATATGATCACAGCAGACACACTAGAGGTTCTAACAGATTTTGGACCAATGTATCTAACCAGAGCCGCACAGGATGCAGGCTACAGAGGTCCTAACTTCACATCGTGCAAGTTCCTGGGCATTACCAATGGCGGCCAGTTCTGCTACATGGGTGTGTTCCAAGTAGAGGGCGGTACAGATAGTACTAAAGTATTCCTTACATATGACCACACAGAGGATAGGGTCTTTGCAGACGTTCAGTTGACAGACTGGGCTTGATACGCTATAATTAACACTTACACAAACACACAAGGAGCGCAAAATGGCAACACGAAGCACTATTGCATTGGAGTTCGCAGACGGTACAGTACAGCAGGTCTACTGCCACTGGGACGGTTACTTGGCACACAACGGCCAGATCTTGCTGAAACATTACAGCGATCCGTTCGTACTGCGTGACTTGATTGACTTGGGCGACATTAGCTCACTGGGTCGAAACTTGGGCAACGGGCATCCTTTCTCAAAGTTCGGACTGAAAGAAGAAGATCCAGACTATGATCAAATGATCGCTTTATGCAAGCAATCTGAAGAAGAAGGCTGGACCACATTCTACGGACGCGATCGCGGTGAGACAGGCATTGACGCTCGCAAGTTCAAAGACTATGCGGACTATGTTGAGAACTTCCAACACGAGGAATACGACTACATTCTGCGCAATGTCAACGGCAAGGCCACTTGGTTTGTATCAGATCACGACGGCGCCTTTGTCGAGTTGGAGCAGGCCATTATGGACGAACAAGATCGTATTGCACAAGAGGAAACAGCATGAGCATGATGAAAGACTTATCTTACGACATTGAGCAACTCTACATTGAGGGCTTCAACAGTCGTGCAATCGCAGAAGAACTCAACTGCCCAATCGAGATCGTATTGGGTGCGCTGAAAGAGATGAATGTGGCAGATTCTACAGAAGATTTTAGCCCATTCGACACAGTAAATAGTTGACAACTGCTGCTGTTGGCAGTATAATAAACACTTAGACACAAACACTTAGGAGCGAACTAAATGGGTAAGATGGTAACAATGAACATGATGGACAAGAAGCCTAGCAACACTATGCATTTCAGCCTAGAGCAGGCTGCTGTGCAAAAGAACCTCACCGAGACAGACGATGAGATCAAGTCACGGTTGCGTGAGCGTTTTGAAATCCTAGACGAAATGACCCGTGCAGTCAAGAAGGGCGATGTACGTGCTATGATCGTCACAGGCCCCCCGGGTGTGGGCAAGAGTTTTGGCGTTGAGGCAGTACTGGCCAAACATGATGTGTTTGCCACTGTGGCACAGAACGAGAAGTTGAAAAAGTACGAAGTGGTCAAGGGTGCGATGAGTGCCATTGGCTTGTACAAGAAACTGTACGAGTTCCAGGATAAGAAGAGCATACTAGTGTTCGATGACTGTGACTCAGTGCTGTTGGACGACCTGAGCCTGAACATCCTTAAGGCAGCATTGGATTCGGGTAAGAAGCGTATGATCCACTGGAACACTGACAGCCGCTTGTTGCGTAGTGAAGGTGTGCCCAACAGTTTCGAGTTCAAGGGCGGTGCTATCTTTATCACTAACATCAAGTTTGAGAACGTCAAGAGCAAGAAGTTAAAGGATCACTTGGAAGCATTGGAAAGCCGTTGCCACTACTTGGACTTGACTATTGACACAGAGCGTGAGAAGGTGTTGCGCATTAAGCAGATCGTAGAAGACGGCATGTTGGAGTCATATGAATTCCGCCCATGGGACGTTGACGAACTGTTGGAGTTTATCGATAACAATAAAAAGAAACTGCGTGAGTTGAGCCTGCGTATGGTGCTCAAGCTAGCAGACTTGAAGAAGAGCTTCCCCGATCGTTGGATGAGGGTAGCCGAAGTATCTTGTATGCGTCGAGGCTGATTCGCTCCCAGAGTAGATGCAACAAGCAAAAAGCCTGTAAGGGCTTTTGACTCCCCTAACCCGTAAGCCCGATTCGCTCCCGGCAGGTTAGGGGATTTTTTTTGGCGGGTGCGGGGTGTGGCATCTATACAACACACTGTGGTTGACAGTTTGGGCAAAGTACGCTATAATAGAAACATAGTAAGGAGAGCGCAATGAAGATCACAATCAAAGTTAAACCCAAACACAGAGAGCACATTATCCTGTTCTGTGCGGGCACACCCTTCAAGCAGAAGGTAGTTGAGAGCAAGGTCAAATACAAACGTCAACCCAAACACAAAGGACAGCACAATGATTGAGATCCGCGGACTAAACAGCAAACAGATGGCACTGGCAGACATCATGTGGGCCATCAGCGACCGGGAAGGCGTTGAAGCGTTCATTGCTACCTTGCCCAGGGCAGATGCTCGAACCTGCCGAGTGCTGATCGAAATGATGCAACTGGCATTCCTGGACGAGATCAGTAATACCCAGGATGCTGATAGGGTTATTGACAAGTTCCGCATTTGACAGTATAATTAACACTTACACACACAAAGGAGCAACGATGAAAGCACTGCAAAAGTATGTAGATGACAAGAACAAGTATATGTCCTTGTTTATGGGCAAGCGCACAGAAGCCCTGTATGAGATCAACACTGCGGCTGGCCGCAAGCGTGTAGCAGAGAGCATTGACTGCGAGTTGAGTCCGGAGAACTTGAGTTGCGACGGTGAACTGCCCATGAGCCAGGTCCGTGCTCGTTACGCCAAACTCACTGCGGCTGCAACTGATCTAGTCAAGTTAGATCCCAGCACTGCACAACACATGTATGAGTTCGGTTAAGGAGTTCGCTATGAAGACAGCCAAGGTAGAGGGACAGACAGTCACTATCGGTGATTGGGTAGGCTTCAAGGCCGACATTGAACAGTGCGGACAGATCGTAGAGATCAAGTCTAGTTATATGGGACAGGCCCTGGTGCTAGAGAACAAGGGCGGGTTCCACGGTGACTACATTGGTGGGGAAACAATAACCACACAGGAAGCCAGGGATTGCTGGCTCAACGGTTGACTGATCAGTCAATCTTTGCTATAATACACACTTACACACAAAGGAGCCACTATGCCAAATTGGTGCAACAACTCGGTAGAGATCTACCACGAAGACCCTGCAATGATTGAGCGGGTGCGTAAGGCATTCAATGATGGACGCTTACTGGATGAATTCATTCCGGTGCCCAAAGACTTGCATATTGTAGCAGGTTGCGTAGGCGATCCAGACGAGCAGAAGAAGTTGGAAGAGGATACAGAGCGTAATCGACAAGTGCATGGCTACGGTAACTGGTATGACTTCTGCGTCAACGAATGGGGTACCAAGTGGGACATTGGTGCTGACGGCAACCCTGCACAGGACTTCCCAGGTGGATTGACGCTGGGATTTGAGTCAGCGTGGAGCCCGCCCGTTGCAGCCTACGAGAAGTTGACTGAACAAGGCTTTCGTATCCGTGCCATGTATTTTGAACCAGGCATGGCCTTTGCTGGTGTATGGGACAACGGTGTTGACGACTACTACGAGTATGGTGGTTTAGACAGCAAGGGCATTGCAGAGACTTTGCCCGTAGAACTAGACGAAGCCTTTGGTATCAGTGAGTCAGCGGCTGAGTGGGAAGCAGAGAACGCTGAAGACGAAGAAAACATCGACATCGATCTTGATGGCGGCGTGAGTGCAGTAAACGAACAGGAACAATATGAAAACAAATAAAGAAAAGAACATAGAGCATGAGCGTAAAGAACTCATGCGGGTGCGTCCCAAACAGGCGGTCACATATGATTTCGCGCCACTCGAGGCTGTTATCCGTCAATGGATCACAGGAAGTAAATGAGCAGACTTGAACTATTTGGTAGGCCATATGTAGTATTCGATCCTTCGGACAAGCGCCATCGATCTTATTACCATGACTTTGTCCGAACCAGTTCGTGGGGCGGCTGTCCTGTAAGGTTCGTTGTGCCAGATGATCAAGGTGATATCATAACGATGATTCAGCGGAGTTTGATCACATACTATGTGAACAAAGAGTTCAAGAATGTGGCAAAAAAGCCACAACCTTTGGTTCGCCAAAAGCGGAAGAAAACGGTTGACAACTAACCGAAATAGTTGTATAATCAGAACATGAACAAGGCGTTCATATTTTTTAACACACAGAGAAGAGGTATTTAAAATGGCTACAGATAAATTGTTTACAGTATGCGGTGTTTCCAAACTGGACGGCGAATACAAAGTTCGTTTCGCTAACGATACCATGCGTATCAAAGTACTTGCAAAACACGGTCACGAAGACATTCGTTTGTGGGATTTGGAAACTGGTATGACCAAGACTGATGCAGTCAAAGCCATTGCCAAGTTGGACGAGTTCCAAGACGTGCAAGCACAAGCAGCCATCGCTGACTACTTGGATCGCAACGTTGCAGCACCTAAGGCAACTGCAAAGGCTGCTCCCAAGGCTGCAGTCAAAGCCAAGGCAACTGCTAAAGTTGACACATCAGCATTGGAAGACGCTCCTTTCTAATGCCAGGCTAGGCCCCGCTGTTATGCGTATAGACATAAGTAGTTAATATGAGATACGGGGTTTCACTAAGCAAGGACTATCTACCAGACGAGTGCGTGGTCATACGTGACTTCTTAAGCGTACCCAAAGGTAGGGTCCTTGCTATCATAGTTAGAGATAACAGATACGAGGCTGAGCAATCAGCACAAGAGATCGTTGATCTACTGAATAATAAGCATTCACAACAAACATGATTTGGGTTCAATACGAGGTATGGGGCGTTGAAGAAGACGGCCATGAAGAACTTATCTACACAACTAACAGTCTTAAAGAAGCTAGAAAGATAGCCTTAGAGTCGTTGACAGAGCAGATTGTTGAGTGTATAATATATAAAGAAGAAGATGGCGAACTCTATGAAGAAGAAGTCATCGTAAAAGAATAACGCTCGAATGGTGAAATAGGTAGACACAAGAGACTTAAAATCTCTCGCCTTCGGGTGTGCCGGTTCGATTCCGGCTTCGAGCACCAGTTGGGGCCGTTAGCTCATTAGGTTAGAGCAGTGGACTCATAATCCATTGGTGGAGTGTTCGAATCACTCACGGCCCACCAGATTCTGACAGTAGCTCAGTTGGATAGAGCAACGCCCTTCTAAGGCGTCGGTCGGGGGTTCGAATCCCTCCTGTCAGGCCACTATAGCCCTGCGGTTGACAGGGTTTCTTTTTGGCTGTATAATTAAGACTTAAACAGCAAGGAGCAGAGATGGGCTACAAGATCACAGCAGACAAGTACCAAATGGACCAGATGCGTATCAAGTATGGTCCACGCAAGGGCCTAGAAGGTCCGTTCAACTTCTCGGGCAGAGTGTTGTATTATGACAACAAGGAAGGCGCCTACTATGATCCTAGCACAGATTTCTATGTTGAGTCAACCGAAATGACCCTGATCCGTGATGGGTTTCTCAAACAGTTCGCTTGACGTCTAGCCCAAAAGGCCGTATAATAGACACATACAGACACAAAGGAGCCCAAATGTTTCATACAGACAATCAAGTAGAGTTCAAAGAAGTTCTTCGCAAGTTCACAGACGCAACCTACGACAAGTATGGTTCACACGCCTATGCCGCAGGCTACCTGGAGAGCATGACTGTACAGATGTTGGCGCTCTTGAGCAAGCGCGAGCAAAAGGGCTTTATCGACAGCATGAAAGATGTGGCTAAAAAGCAACGAGAAATGGCTTGACTGATTAGCCAATCGGCAGTATAATAGACACATAGACAGCAACAAGGAGCACAAGATGGACTACAACAACATGATGGATACCGCAAAGGGACTGGCATTGATGAAGGGCAAGACCTTTGTTAAGGTTGAAGGTTCGGTTGGTTCCGGCGAGATGCTGTTCGTAACCGCAGAGGGCGAGCGGTTCTTGTTTGGCCACTACCAAGACTGCTGTGAGAGCGTAGACATCAACGACATCGTTGGTGACCTACAGGACTTGGTCGGAGAGCCACTCTTGATCGCTGAGGAAGTCAAGGGTGCCACCGAGCCAGACGAAGAGCACTACGAGTCCTATACCTATACCTTCTACAAGTTCGCTACCCGCAAGGGCTATGTGGATGTTCGTTGGTTAGGTGAGTCAAACGGCTACTACAGCGAGAGCGTGGACCTGTTTGTAGAGGGTGTTACTGTGGCAGAAACGCCACAGGCCAGTCTAGGCGATCTACTCCGTGCGAAAATGAACGGTTGACTGCCTAGCCAATCTTTGCTATAATAGACACATAGACAGCAACAAGGAGCGAACCAAATGGCTAAACTATTGATCCAAACCCAAGTATACGAGAACTACGGCGCCCACGATTGGGAAGGCGTAGGTGAGTGCCCACAGTACTGGAAAGCCAAAGGCGGTTCAGACTACGTGGTCAAGAAGTTCCGGGGCGATGCTACCACCGCAGTGATGTGCCTGCGCACACAGATTGAGTGCGACAACGAGCACATTCGAGAGAGCATTATTGACTTCCGTATTGTGGCTGATGACTACCTTACAGAGTTCGAGCAGAGCCAGCTGGACTATGAGGGCAAGATCACATACGGACCCAGAGAGTTGGCTTGGTAAAGCCCATTCGGTTGACAGGGTTATTGATTGGTGCTATACTAGAGACTAAGTTAAACAAAAGGAGCGCGATATGACAGCAGTGGCAACGGTAATTACAGAGCAGTTGGTTCAGGCGGCAACTAACGAAGCAGGCCAGCAGGCCCGCACAGCGGCCAAGGCATTTCTCCAGAAGCATGGCGACAGAGACGCTTGTGGCTTTGCTTGGGTAGATGTCTACGGTGTACGTTCAAACTCAAAGTTGGGCAAGTGGTTGCAGGCCGCCGGCTTCCGCAAATCCTACACAGGCAGTCTCCAACTTTGGAATCCCAGCCAAGCAGGGGTGCAGAGCGTCAGCGTTCTGGAAGCGGGTGCAGAGGCCTACGCAGAAGTGATCAAGATCAAGTTGGGCTTGGACAAGGTCTACGCAGGCTCAAGGTTGGACTGATGGAAGCGGTGCGCGAAACGACCGGGGGGATGTTTCCCCCGCATGTCTATCTATTAGATGGCACCAAGTTGGTGGCCTATATACAGACAGGTACAGACAAGCCCTTTTACTTTAAGAATGGTATCAAGGGCTTTGACAAGAGAGGCAGGAAGTTCGTGACTGTAACTCCTAATCCTTTTGCTGTCAAGACCGAACCACGCATAGCAGTACAGGGCAGTAAGGGTCAGGTCTACTATATAGACACAGAGGACAACTCTTGCACATGCCCCGGATACACCTTTCGAGGCGATTGTAAACACCTAAAGGAACTGGCATGAAACTATTTGAAGCCACAGTGAGACGACCCGACGGTTCAGAGTTCAAAGACCGTGTGGGTGCTAATGATGCACAAGAGGCCCGCATGTTATTGCAACAGCGACATGGGCCTAGAGCAGTGCCATATATGCCGCACCTGATCCCCAGTTAACTACTCATTGAAATAACCCTACTGTGCATAGGGTTATTGACAGTTTGCTCAAAATGCGCTATAATACACACATGTTAAACAGCAAAGCAAACGGAGTAAAAATGCAAAACGCAAAACAGTACATTACAGAAGACGCAGACGGCTATAGTTTGTGCATTAACGTAAACGAAAAATGCGGCAACTATACTGTAGAGAGTATTGACTTTTATGTTGCAAAAGATGCAGACTACGGCACTAGCGACTTAGCAGTTTGTTACGACATTAGCACGTTGCAAAACGATGAGACAGCGCAGACAATGGGAACGTTGCTGTTGCGTAACATTGACAGCGACGACGAAGTTACTGTAGCAATGGGACACTTTTATTGGGACAATGCATTTACAGCACGTTTAAATGAGATACTTGCGGAATGCGGTTTTGTTAATACAGCACACACTAGCGAATGGGGCATGCAAGACGAGGGACGTGCAAGCTACGACGCTTACGACTTAGCGGACGAGATACGTGCTATTATGCAAACTACTACAGCGTAAAGGGTTATTAGCACACACTTGACATTTTGGCTAGTGTGTGCTATAATACATTTTTAAATAGGAGATAGACAATGAAGCGTACACTTGAAGATGTGCTATACGAACTAAAAGAAGCTATTACTGTGGCAGACATTGAACTAGCGGAACAGTTAGTAAACGAGGCACTTGACAGTTTGGGCTAGGTGTGCTATAATTAACACTTAGCAACAAAGGAGCGAACACTATGCAAACAATGTATGTGCTACAAGGGCAAGGGATGGGGAGCGACGAATACGCATGGGAAAATGTTGGGGTTTACAGTAGCAGAGAACGTGCAGAGAACGCATTGCAAAATTTTACACGCGACTTTGTTAGCGAAGGCTGTAGCATAGAGACACGCATAGAAGAGTTTGAGATAGACGCATAATAACACTACTGTGCGTAGGGTTATTGACAGTTTGCGTTTTTTGCGCTATAATACACACATGTTAAACAAAAAGGAACTTAAAATGCGTAAAGTAACTAAAACACATGCTGTAGCTATTAACAAGTTAATGCTGCCCCTCATTAATACTGTAGCGTATATTGATGAGGACGAAAACGATTTTAGCATGTATAAAATGTGTGCAGATGATATTGCACATAATGTTAGTGCATTATGTGTGTTTAATACGACATTAGATGCGGAAACGTTGCATAATAATATTATGAGACAAGATACATTACCGCGTGAGCATTTTTATACAGTATTAAAGTATATTGAAGATAATGCGCTAATTAATAGCGATATGTTTACTTGCGTGTAAACAACAAAAGACACTACACACAGTAGGGTCTTTATAGCGCATTTGACTGTTTGGGCTAAGTGCGCTATAATTGTGTTTTAACAAGGAGCAAACTATGCAAGAAGCAGTTACTACAAAAGATAAACTTACTAGTTTAATGTTGCAAATGCAAGAGATTATTATGCAAGATTATGAAGATAATGAAGATATACAAAATGCATTTAATGCTTTAGCAAGTGCATACGATTATTATATAGATGAAGAATAACTTTATATAATAACAACAACGACCCTATGCACAGTAGGGTTGTTGACAAGGCAGTAGATCTGCAGTATAATAGCGACATAGTAACAAGGAGCGAACCCAATGACTAAAGTAAATTATGACAACTTTGCCAGTTTCGACATTAACGAATGCTGTGACCACTTTGACAGTGAGAAGCAGAGCAACTGGAAGAAGATCGGCAAGTTCATCGTAGCAGACGGTCAAGACTATGTGAACATTATGGAGACAGAGTTTGACTTTGAGGACACTACGGATTCAGAGTACAGTGCATTTGACGCAGGCGTGCGTTACGCTCTTACTAAGATGAACATTGCTTTTGAAGCAGCCGGAATAGATCTGCAGATATGCACAGTAGACTTGGTAGAGAGCATGGGCTTTGTTATGGTTCGTGCAGACGACGAGCCCGAGGACTTTGTCAAACGTGTGCTTAAGAAGCCCGTTATGATGGTAGAGAGTTGGATCGACTAACTGGCATACACATACACACAAGGAGCGGACAATGACCTACACACTGAACACCCAGTCAGCAGACGAGTATGCACAGGGCGCGGCCATCAGCGCATACCTAGCCAACAAGCGTATGCAATGCACCTACACAAGGGAACAGCAGACATTGGCACAGCGTCTGTTAGATGTCCTGGGCTTGGGCCTAGTATGGGACACAGCATATACCAACTACCGTAAGAAGTTCATAGCAGTTAAACTGACCGGTGTGCGCATAGTGGACAAGCAGTTGGGAGAGCAGGCTATGCTGTGTGCAGAGCATAGAGGCTACAGGATAGAGACCACAGCACAGGGTATGATCTTCCGCATACCACGTTAAAAAGACGCAGAGTCTGCAACACGCCTGACTCTCCCTCTTCCCCGATGATCGAAAGGTTGTCGGGGTTTCTTTTGGAAAAAAATTATTTCTCTCGGTGGGGCATTAATCAGTGGGGTGGGGTATACATATTATATTAGCAAACGCTAATTTTTGGCGCTTATGGGTAAAAATCACCACCTTGAAACGAAAAGTACTGGACCTAAATTTTTTGCGCGGTAATTTTTTTACCCTGCAGGACCCATTTCGCCCACACGATAAATAATCACATGCCAATTAACACCTATGCCCCCCAAATTGTAGAACCCATAACCAACGGAGAAATTGCCTTTAGTGATGGTGTTGAACCACTAGATCAAGTGAGAAACATAACTACAGTCGCACCTATATTGGCAGTGGCTACCAGTGACCGTAGATCACTGTTGGCCAAGGGCAGTCAATCGTTGATTTTTCGTGATTTTGCTATCCCATCCAACAGTACTGTAGTGGGCATTGAACTGCTGTTGACTGTCACTCGTTTGGCTCGTGTACAGGATCGTCAAATTCAACTGTGTGTTGCAGGTGTTGCTCAGGGCAACAATCGTGCTGTGGCCACTGCAGAAGACAGTCATGTCTATGGGGGTCCAACTGATCTATGGGGCACTGCCAGTATAGAATTTCACAGCCCACAGTTTGGCGTCATCATTGATCTACAGCCACATGCACAGTATCCCAGCAGCAACACTGTCTATCTTCGCAGTGTCATATTGCGTGTTCACACACAGTAAACTCTGTTGCTTTAGAATTTATTGTTGAACCAGCCAATTTTACGACCTTGTGCTATTCTCAAGTCATGCTCATCTACTGAACTGGGCCAGCGCCATGCCCACACTGCTACCAACAGCATAAACACTGCTGTGCTGACAACACCGATCAGTTTAACGCCCGACACAGTCATTAACACTAGACTTACAGTCATCATAGCCAACATCAAATATTTCATACGCAGTGGAAACACACGCTTTTGGCTCCAGTTGGTTAAAAACGGTCCAAAGATTGGATGCGTCATAATCCAACGATGTGCTCGTTCACTGCTACGTGCAAAGCAGAAGGCTGCGGCCACTACAAAGGGACTGTAGGGAATGCCCGGAGTGACGACTCCAATGTAGGCAAATAGGATGCAGAGACATCCCAGTGTGAAGTATAAGAATTTTTTAATATTGGTCAGCATGGGTTTATTTATATTATATGCTAGTTTAATGACCTAAAAAATTGCTTACAAATTTTTGCTTCGCTGCGCTTCGCGCTGTTGGGCTGTGGGTTCCGCGGCCCTGTCGTGTTGGTATTGATAGTTGATGGTGTGTTCGTTGATTCTGTACACACGAGCACCGTTGCTGATGTGGAACTTACGAGCCATCTCAGTTGGGGGACTCAATGTGTACATGCCTTCACACAGGGGATTCTCTTTGATCATTTCCTGCAGTGCCAGTATCAATCGCTTGCCCGCACCAGGTGCTGTGCTCCAAATGGTGTAGGCCACTGCTTTGAATCCACGGGGCATGATCAACATGCCTTCTTCACTGGTGGGTACTGAATCCAACCAAGCCACACACACTGTGGCTGTGCGCTGTTGATTTTCCATCCATGCCCAAACAGTGTGTTCACGTCGCCATGTCATGGGCACTGTGGGTCTCACGGGGTCTTCTAGTGTGAGGTCTAGGTCTGTGTCTGTTATTTCTACTAACATTTGTTGCTCGTTATTGTTTTTTGTTTTTTAAATCTTCTAATTGTTGTTTGATTTTTTCAATGCGGTCCCGCAGTTCTTTTGGTATGGTGCCCATGGCTTCGGGATCATCTGCTATGGTCATTATGGTTTCTAATTCTCGTTCTACCACAGCACGAACTTCATTATCAAGGGCCAGTTCATCTTCTTCAACCGTATCTCGCCATGCGCCATACAGGTCATAGGCCAACATAGGCACGGTTAGATAGGGTATTGCTCGTAGACCTAACTTGCCCGCTGTTTTAGCCGCACCCGCTGCTCCGCTACCAGCACCTACCACACGCTTGGCTAAATTTTGACCCAACCGTTTTAATCTACCAGGTGTTGATTTTGATGATCCGCCAGATGAAGTATTACCTCCAGAGGCTGCAACCTTCATTGAAGCCTGTTGGTCGGGTGATCGTGCTCCGCCACCAGTCTTGGGCGGTACATATATGGCGTTATCCTCTACTATGTTGCGCCACTGAGCCATTTCTGACACTGGATCTCGCTGTACGCTTTCTTTTTTGATTCTGCTCAGTGCCTGTTCCATGTTGGCAATAGACTGAGTCAATTTGGCCAATTTGTCGGCATCCATAGGCTTGGCTGTGGTGGTGGCTGAGGGTGTTGGTGTTGTAGTGGCAGTGCCGCTGAGTTTGGCCAATTCTTGAGTGGTGATTGAACCAGTGGGACTACGACCCAACTTCTGTTCTGCTCGCAATATGGCCTGTTTGGTCTCGGGACCCATTTTGCCGTCTGCACCGTATTTAGGCAGATCAAATCCTGCTGCCATCAAAGCCTTTTGCAGTGTTTTGAGATCTTCGGGCTGAGCAGCGGATCCTGTAGATGCCGTTGCTGGTTCTTTTCCACTGTTACCTGCATCTGCAGGACCTGCATCTGCAGGTGTTGTTGCATCACTTTGAGCGGTTGTTGCAGGTGCAGACTTTTTGGTAATAGTTCTAATAGCATTGGCCACAGCAGTGTAACTACTGGGATGTATGCCGTCATTGGTTTTGAAATCTTTCAGTGCGATCAGTTGATCTCCTGCACCCTTGGCCTTGTCGATAGCCTCAGCAGCCACTGAATCGTAGGGCACGATCCAAATGTATTGTTTAGCGTTGAGTTCGTTGCGTATTTTTTGTGCATTGGCTGTCAACATGGCAGCATTGCCTTTTCCACCCACAATGTCGTTGCTGCCCACGCTGATCACAGCAGTAGTGGCATTTTTCAGTTTTACATTGGATTTAACACGACCCAACACTGCTGTGCTAGTCAGTCCCACGGCAGCATCTGCTTCCACGCCCTGATTCAACTGACTGCTGATGCCAAATGCTATGCTATCGCCCACTAGGGCAATGGCAGCACCACCGTGTTGACTGATCCACTTGGCCGTTTCACGATCACGAGTAGTTTGAAACTGATCAAATGGCTGTTGTTCCACCAGTTGACGAAATTTGCCTGCTAAATTCATGTTAATTGCTCCATGTTGTTATTTACCATACAAGCATGGTTCACAGAGAATCATCGTTGCCAATGTTGTTGATCAGTTCACGCAGTTTGCTACTTTCCACTGTGGCCTTGGGTTTGGCCACACTGATTCCGGCCAAAGGATCTACACCTGATCGCGGTTGTCCACGTTGCCATGCAGTACCACTGACTGCGGCAGTGTCATCGTCGCTGGCTGCTATATTGGATTTTTGTTTGATTTGATTATAGATTTGTGACGGTGAACTTGTGCCACTTTGAGCCTGATATTCATCTTCGCCCGGATCTGTAATGCGCAGTGTGTCAATGTCAAAATCTAGATCAATTTTCATACCTACACCGCTTGAACTGCGAGTTTTCATCAACTGTATTTGATACTTGCCACGCTCACGCATAGCCCTACTGGTAAAGATACCAAACACGTTGTCTGCTGTTTGAATCTTACTTAATCCACCTGAAATATGGCTGTGATCAAATTCTACTTCTTCAACAGCACCACGATTCAACTGTGCTGCCGTGACTAATACACAGTTTTTCTCCACTGCCAAATTACGCAGTTCTTCTGACACATACTTGTCTTTGATAAACAGATTTTCTGCTGAGATCTTCTTTGAAATAGGCATCAACAGATCCAAGTAGTCCACTAACAGTATGTCAACTTTGCGACCCAATTTGATTTCATATTCCTTCAAGTAACTGCGCACATCGTTGGCAGTTTTACCACTGGCCAGATATTTTACTTGATATGTGCCGCTTTTCTTACCAATAATTTTAACCCGCATTTCTACATCGTCAATCTGCTTGAAAATTTCTCGCACAGGAATTTCAGTGATCATACTGTCAATACGCATACTGACTAATTCTTCGCTGAGTTCTAATGTCAAG